GCTTGTGCGCCGATTAAGATACCACGGTCATCTTTGATTTTGGAAATGCTAATAAGAGCAGTTTCCAGTGAAGCTTCTGACAAGTCAGCACCTGTAAGCAGGTTGCTTTGGTTGCCATCACCGATAGTTGGGTGCGAAGCGGAGAAGAACGGTTGTCCATCACCACCAGCAAAGCTTGCGTTAAAACCATTGTTAAATACATCAGCAGCTTTAACTTGTTTTGTATTAGCCATAGCACGAGCCAAACCTTTGGCACGTAACTTGGCGAATGTGTCATAAAGATTATCTTCCATAGCTTCTTCTGTGACAGCGAATCCAAGAGCAATAGTCTCGTGTGTGTAACGAGATGTAAAGCTTTCAGAAGCATCGTCATAAGAAACAGCAGCACCTTCACCTTTTACAGGTGCAGTGCCGAAGCCTGTGAAGAGAACCTCTTCTTCAAATGCACGGTCACTGTTTTCAGTTTCAAACAGTGGAGCGTGTTCATCAGAGACTTCCCCATACTCAAGGCCGAACACGGCGTTAAGACCAGGGAGAAGCTCTTTTGCAATACTTGCACGATTAATAGCCATTATTATTTATCTCCCTTAGTTAGTTGTAGTTACTACGGCTGAAGTTACAACATTCTGATAATCGGTAGCATCATAGTTAAATGCGACTTCCAATTTAGTGAATGCATCTCCAGCAGCGTTATTAGGCTCATCAACAATATTGATGATACGTAGCAAACCATTTGTAGTTTTACCAGTTGTACCAGCAGTTGTTTTAGCAACAATGGTTGATTTACCAGTAAAGGTAGAACCACCAGCAATTGAGCTAACTTCTACATTTCTTCCTACAATGCCAGCGGCAACAGTAGCGTTTGAAGAAATGATGTAAGTTTGTCCAGGGTTATCATTTACTAGACCAACGATATCTGTAGCAGACACGCCAGAATAATAAGGTTTAAATTTTTGTTCCCCGTCTTCGACATAACGACAACCTTGGAAAGTACCTACAGGCACTTCGGTTGAGGTTACACACGGTGTAAGTGTACCAGAGGCAATACGTACAGGCGTACCTGTATACATTGCTGTAGCACCTGAAGCAATAGGATATTCATTCAGGCCGTTACTGTTTGGTGCAGCACCACGAACACGAGAAGGCTGAAGTCCAGTGACTTTAGTAGTAGACATATATTTTCTCCTTCAGTGTCTAAGTTTCTGTAACTAAACTTCGTTTTCCTTTTTAATCAAATTGTGGAGAACGGCCTTTAGTTACATTTGTTTTACTTGAGTTTGAAATAGGCATACGGCGGTCACCAGCATTCTCAAGCTGTGAATTAACAGCATGTACCATCTCCGCAGATGCATTTTCAAAGTGTTTTTGTCGAGCCATAGCTTTGCCTTTCGGCATTTTGACAAGGGCTAAATCTCCTCGACATATTGTACCTTTGTAACGACCATCATCCTTCACCATTGAAGTATGTGCCATTTCAGGAACTTCATCCAGATTAACAAACTCCCAGCCTTCAGCTAGTCGCTTACCTACATTTGTATAGTCATCCTGTCCTTTTAGGGTTATACGTATCCAACGAAGTGTCATTCCGTCATTTGTAAATCTATTGTTTACAGAATCAGGAATATCTAAAAGATTAGGTTCACGATATTCGTATGTTTCTTGTTCTCTGGTTTCCAGTTCACGACTCTGTGTTTCTCGTGTGTTTTTACTTGTCATCGGGTTTCCTCCACGCTATCGGTTAATTGTAGTATATTCGCCATCAGAATTTTCAACTTTGAGTTTCTCGGCTGCATACTGTTCAAGTGATATACCCCACTTATTAGCAAGACGTACATCCTCTTGTGTGAGTTTTACTTTCTTACTTGATGAGGTTGATGGAGTGCGTGAAGCTCCAGCGACCACTTGAGCAGGTTGTGACGTTTCCTGCGGTACGGGGTTGGTAGTATTATTGCCACCAAATTTATGTGGAAATGTATTAGCAATACGCTTATCTACTTCCATATAAAATTCATCTTCAGAAGGGTTATATCCTTCTTCTTTTAGCTGCGCATCAATTGCAAGAGCAGCAGCTGTCATAACTTGGTCTGAGTTAAACCATTCATTTTTATGCGCCCATATAACGGCCTTTTCATCGTATCCTTGATAAGCAGGTGCTGGTTGAACAGCTTGTGGTTGCGCTTGTTCTTGTTGTACTGTATAAGAATCTAGTTCTTTTTTATAGTCAGCAAAACGAGTAGTATCCTGTTGTGCAGAATTTAAAGCTTCTTGCGCTCGTAAGATTAAGTCAGAGTCTCCGCTATCTACAGCACGTTTGTAAGCATCTCTAGCTAATTCAAGTCTCTCTTTAACTTGACCTTCAGAAGATGTTGCATTTTCTAATAATGCTTTTTTATAATTATCTTCTTGAGACTGCAGCTTTAACTGCATTTCTTTATTAGCGGCAACTAATTGTTCTACTTCTTCTTCTCGTTCTTTTTTTTGTTTTACAAGTTGCCTAATTCTTTTCTGTGCGCCTGAAGTCTCTATACCATCAAGTTCTTTTGGTTCTTGTAATTCAGTAGTTTCTTCAACAGAAGTTTGAGGTTGTTCTTCTTGTAAAGGAGCTTCTTCTTTTTTTTCAGGAGCTACAGCTTCTACCTGTTGCTCTGGCTCTTCTCCTTCTATTTCATATTGTATTTTTTCTTGTTCGTCAGCCTTTGTAGGCTCAATCGTAGACCATTCAGTCTGTGACATAGTTTTACTCCTTTTAACGTCCACAGCGAAAAAGACGAATTACGCTGTTCATATGTATATATTATATATTATAAATTATTATTTTGCAATAGTGCTTACTTAGATAAATTATAGGTAGGGTCTAAATCTTTTGAATCCTCGACTACCATTTTAACATCGTCATCGAAAATAAGCAATAGCTGAGTGCCTTTATAAAAGAACTTAGTACCACTATGCTTTCCATAACAAATATAGTCACCTTCTTTACACCAAGGACGACCTTTAAATTTATTATCAGCATAAGCAAGATTACCCACTCGTAAGACCCTGCCCACTGTAGTAAGGTAGGCCATATCCGATTTGATAGAGTCAGGTAGTATGATTCCACCTTTAGTTTCAGATTTAACAGATACAGGCCGTACCAAAACATTATAACCTGGTATTTCAGGTAAAATTTCTGGGTCAGGAACTTCAGCATCTGTAATCCATTCATCATTTTTTATTGCATTAGAAATTGCTTGCATATTAATCCTCTTCGATATATCTATTGGTAGTATCTTTAATTATACTAATTGAAATCTCAAAGCCATTGATTTTTCCAACAGCTTCACGATAACTAGGATAATCCGAAACACTTCCATACGCAAGCGAATTTTTTACTTCATCAATTTCTTTTTGAAGTTCTTTAACTAAATTTTCATAGAGTGTCAAATATTTTTACCTTCTTTAATAAAGTTCATTAAAAGATTTGCAACTACTTTTGACTCCTCTAGTTCATTGCTCTCTTGTGCCTTCATTAAGTCACCAATCAAGTCCATAGCTTTGAGAACACGTTTATTATTTCTGTCCTCTTCTTTCTGAGCATCCTTTAGTGCGTCACTAGCACCAGCTTTCTGCGCATCAAGAATAATTTTCTGTTCTTTTAAATCAAGGTCACGTTGTTTAAGCGCAGCATCAACTTGTTTATTAGCCATCTGAGCTTGTACTTTATCTTGTTCAACACCAAGGCGTTGTGATTCTAGTTGTACCATTTGAGCTTCAGGTGTACCAGCTTGTTTTTGTTGTGCCATAGCCATACCTGCTTGCATAATTTGTTGTGCAGCTTGTGCTTGCATTGCAGCAACGGGGTCAGGCATTTGCGATAACATAGCCGCAGCTTGTGGATTTTGCATAGCTTGCATAGTTAATCCTTCAATTTGCTCTTCATATTTTAACATTGCATGTTCTGATATATTAGCTTGTAACGCACCAGCAACTTTAGCAAATGCAGGATTTGTTTGTTGATTCATTGGGTCTTGTATATAAGAACCTTTAACCTGCATATGTGCATCATGGTTCTGTCCTTTAAATGCTTTTATAGGAGTTCCTTTATTAGCGTCTTTAATATCTGATAAAGGGTCTTGGGGCATTGCTTCTTTTTTCAAAGGCATTATTTTATCTACATTAGGTACGTTTGCAGTTGTAAGAAGCATCCTATTAATTTCTTCCATATCAAACATGTCAGGAGGAGACTGTGCTGCAATCTGTTGTACCATTTGAATAAGCATCATACGCTGGGCATTTGATGGAATATTAGGGTCAGATATTGGAATAATATCTACATCACCATTAAAGTCTTTCTTAAATATTTTTTCAAGACAACCCGGAAGTTTATAAGGATACTCATTAGGTAGATACTCATAGTCAACACGAGCAAGAATCTTAAACTCATCTCCCTGTGCCTTGTGTAGTCTTTTATGAATAGCAGTAAAGAATTTACTTGAAGCCTCAAGCAATGCCATAGTTGTGCCTACAGGACCATAGCCTCCACTGTCTGAAATTACTTGTTCTGTGGAGTCTGCAAATTTTTGACCAGCCCCTGTAACAAAACTGAGCATGTTAAACAAAGTGCCAGAAGGCTCTTTAAAGGGAAGAGGAACAATAGCCTTAGATAGGTCAACGCCCGTAGCTTCCACTTCTTTAAACTCACCCGGAGCAATCGGGTCATTGTCACCCACGATTCGTACTCCTTTAGCTTTAAATCCACCCGGTAGATTAGCAAACTGCCCTGCGTCCAAAAGACTGCGCATAGCAGCAGTGGCAGACATAGTAAGATTCCCAAGAAAGTGAATAAGCCCCAGCCCATAGAAACCAAAACCAGGAACATATCGGTAATGGGTGAAGTGCATCTTCTTCTCATATCGTTCATCTCCCTCATTCCAATTACGGCGAATAGATAAAACAGAACCACTTGATTGTTCTATAGTTACAATATAAGGACATGCGGTTTTACCTTCATGCATTTTATCTTCCGGCAGTTCTAGATAACAATGTTGTTCAAGTAATACATACTGAGGGTCATTGTCTCCTGCTGGTGATAAACCTAATACATTATCCATCTTAGATGCCATACCAGATAATTCAGGTATACCAGCATTAGGAAGTTCAATATCAGCATACATGCCAGCTTCCATACAACGAGCTATATCAACAGGACTACGATATATAACATGTGTATATCTATCTGCCCTTCTAAGGTCGGAAGCATAATAAGATACATAGAATTGGTCAATAGGAACAAACTCAGAGACAGGACGACCAAGACTTGAGTCATAGTAAATCTTTTTAATTGAAGAGCCAATCAAAGGTAAGTGAAACAACATACGTTCAAACTCATCAAAGTATTCAGGCATCTGTGTTGTAACTTGATAGTTCATAAAGTTTTGAACACGATTAGCTTGTTGTTGTTTTTCTACTGTAGCATTACCAAGCACTTGGGCTTTTACTGGTCCTTTAGAAGGAAACAGTTCTTGTGATGCTTTAGATTGAAACTTAACAGCTGACTCAATAAGCAGTGGGTGAACAGCAGTAGCAGCCCCTTCAAAAGGTTCTGTAGTATCTTCTAGTTTTAAACCAAGAAGGTCAAAACCACGTTCAAACATAGACTCCCATTCAGCACGAGAATCTTTATCTGCTTCAAATTTATCAATTACTGTATGACCAATTTCTTCTAACGTATCTTCATCTAGTTTATCTACAAGGTTTTCATAAAACTCAGACTCAATTTCAATTTCAACTTCTATCTCCGCACCTTCTGCTTGGAAGTCTACTTCAACCTCTCCTGTTTCAGGGTCAACTTGATAGGAAACATTAGCAGACATAGGGTCTTCTGCTTTTATTTGTATTACATTATCAGTTGGTATTTGGTCGTATGGATTTTTTTCTGTAGCCATTATGCTTTCCTACGTTGTTTGGTTTTCTGTTTCATGTCATTTATATACTTTCTATAAATTGAAGCAGATTGTTTTTTACCAGCAACCTTTGCTCTTTGTTCCATTGCAATAGCAGCTTGTATTTTATGTGCGTGTGTTTTACCACTACGCCGTATCTTAGTAACACTAGATTTAGAATTAGCAGGTGTGTCAAACTTTAAACCACGGATAGTACCTTTTGGATTCTCATCAGTATACAGGTCAGAGTGTTTCTTACTCCCTGCAGGTTGTCCCTTCTTTCTTGGTATACGTGGTTTATTCATTATATAAATTATCAAATATTCTATTTGTGTCTAGTGTATAATCTAAATCACTTTTACTATAATGTGTGTGAGCAGAAGGTTTAAAGTCTGGTGCGCCTTCTCCTGTTTCAAACCAAGCAGGGTGTGTTACTCTTACTCGATTATTAGGTAGTGCAACAATATTACCTGTCCATTCTCCTGCATCTAATAAACACATAACATGACTTTGCTTATGTTGTGCAGGGTCATCCGCTATTTCACTTTCTGTATAGTCAACAGTAAATAAA